CCTGAAGTTTGACGAGTACAACGTAGTACGCAGTGCCAACCGGGACGAGATTTGCCGTTCGCACGGAGTCCCACCGAGGATTGTCGCCATTGTCTCATCCAGCGCATTGGGCGGCACCGGCGAGGGTGAGACACAGTTTGAACTGTTCAAGAGTCTGGTTGTCAATCCCCGCCAACGTGCGTATGAAAGGCTGTTTGACCGTGTGTTCTTCTCGCAGAACACCCGCCGCAATGCGTGGACGGTAAATTTCCGCGACATTGACTATGCCGATGCACTGCGCAAAGCACAGGCACTCAACACGCTAGTACGTGGTGGCATGATGAACATCAACGAGGCGCGGTCGTCCGAAGGAATGCCAGGCATTGGCAAAGACGGAGACCGATACATCATCGTCTCCGGCGGGATGCCGGTACCCATTGACCAAATAGACCGTGTCGCCGCACTGACCGGCCAGGGAGAATAATGCCCGATCTTTTCTTCATCCCATGCAAGTTCGAGATCAAGGCAGGCAACATCATCGGCTATGCGAATACGCCGGTGGTCGATCGTGGCGACCGCAACCACAAAGACCTGATCCCGGCTGATCTCTGGCTGAGGGCGTTACAGGAATTCTTCGCAAGCGGGGCTGAAATCAACTTCCTTCACCGGCCAATCGCCGCCGGGAAGACCGTCAGTGTGCGGGTCACAACTGACGGACCGCTGCTGGAAACAGTTCCGATTAAGCAGTGGGTCGCAGACGCCATCGCGTCAGGCGACATTGCTGGCTACTCCATCGAATACAAGCTACACGACTTCGAGATGTTGCCCAGCACCGACATGATGGACCAACGACCAACCAGAAAATTCAAGGACTTCTCGCTTGTCCGCGTTTCTTACGTGGACCAGCCGATGAACCAAGGAAGCTACTTCACCGGAGGTACAGCAGTGAACCTGAAAGACTACGAAATCAGCTTTAACCGTGAAAAGGGATTGGTGACGATTGTGGCCAAAAGCGATCAAGCAATGGCCGACATCAGCGCATTCCTTTCTGATGGCATCAAGAACTCGACCCTTCACCCGGACGTTGCCGCAGCAATCGGCGTCAAGGTAGAAGACTTCGAGACAGTCAAGTACGAGATCAAGGCCAAGGCCGGCTTTGCCGACATGCTTGGCAAGTTCAAGGACGAAATCCTGGCTGCCCTTTCTGGCAAGAAGACAGAGACACCCGACGACGCCAAAGCAATGCTGGAACAGATGCTGGAACAGTTCAAGTCCGTTGGGCTTGAGGCAGACGCACTGGCAAAGCTGGAAGGCAAGGTCAACGACCTCATCGATGCACTGCCGGCAGAAGGCGAGAAATCGTTTGCCGACCGTATGGCAGAGTTGGAGAGTAAGACGGCGGGGACCGACGACATTCATTCCCGTGTAGGCAACCTAGAAGATGGCATGAAAGCCATCCTCAAGCACCTAGAAGGCAAGGTTGCGGCACCGTCGGCAATCGTTCCAGTCGGCGAACCAGACGACTCCAACGAAGAGAAGTTCTGGAGTAAGAGTTAGTACCACACCGTAATGGAGGTTTCTAAGCAATGACGCGACAAGAGATTCTGAACAAATTCACCTCAGACACAATCGGTGATAACGGACTTCTCAATCCCAAACAGTCTGAACGGTTCATCAAGGACTTCATCGAGACGGCTGAGTTCCTCGGCTTCGTTGATGTTCAGCCGAAATCAGAACGTTCGGGCATCTTCTACCACATCGACATGGCCAACCCGGCCACGGTTGCTGCTGTAGAGGGGACCGAGTATTCGGATGAGACTGGATCTGTCACCCACAGCAAGTGGGACTTCAACATGAAGAAACGGCGAACCCAGTTCGAGATGACTTGGGAAGATGGGGCCTGGACGATCGAGGGCGGGAACTATCTGACCACGATCAAAGACATTTGGCTTCAGCGATGGGGAGTTGACACGGAAATCCTCGCCACACTTGGCGATGAAGACCTGTATGTAGCCCCCGCCACACCGATGGAGAAACTCATCGACATCAACGACGGGTTCTTCACCCAGCTTACCGCTGAAAACGGCTGCAACATCCTCGACGCCTCCGGGTTGACTGACACGTTCCCGACGCACACGATGTTTGCCTCGGCCTGGAACTTGATTCCGCAGCGTTATCGCCGGTTCGCCCGTGGTAACTACCGCTGGATCACCAGCACCCGTGTCTGCACAGACTACCGTAACTGGCTGGCATCCCGCCAGACAGGACTTGGTGACGCTGTGCTGCAGGGACAGGTAAATCTTTCCCCGCAAGGCATCCCAATCCTCAATGCCAATGGCGCAGACGGTCTTGGTGTAGTGCCTGAAGACCTCGGCGTTGGCGAGAACGAAAGCATGATCATCCTCGGAGATCCGAAGAACTTCGTGTGGCTACCTCATCGCGAATTCAAGCTGATGAACCGCTACATCCAAGAGAAAGACTCCTTCCGTTGGACTGGTTACGCCTATGACGACTTTGTTGTCACCAACTTCCCGACATTCGTGAAGATTACCGGCGTAACACAGAACCCCGACTTCTAGGGAGTTGATTTCCGATGCGTTGTGAGTACATCAAAAGCAACGGTGAACAGTGTAAGGCCACCGCCATAGAGGACGAGGGCTATTGCACGATCCACCTGAAGATGGTGGCCGATCAGGAAGCCTACCCAGGCATTGATCCAAGCGACGCGGTTGTCTCTGCTGTGCTTGAAGAAGTGTTGGAGGAGGCACCTGCTGAGAAGGGAGACGACGCAGTGGCTACAGTAATTAACAAGACAGCACCTCGTAGGGTGCGCTACACGGGGAAGGGGACGTACTCGGTGCCAAGCATCGGGATCACCTTTTCCCAAGTGGGCCAAGAGGAAGAAGTTCCATATTGGTTCTGGGAGCGCATCCACGAGAATGCTGAGTCATCGAAGGTATTTGAGGAAGCATAGTGGCACTTGTAACGCTTGCCGAGTTCAAAGACAGCGTCTACAGCGACGCGAATCGATCATGGACGACCCCCCAGCTTCAGCAAGCCCTAAGCTTCGGTGAAAGCCGGTTCTATTCAGGGACTGGCCGAGACAAGCTTGGATTCTGGCTTGAGCCACGGGAACTTTCGGTGACTCTTCACTCAACCGGACTCCCTTCCATCCGCTGCCCCTTTCCCGTGCTGGAGCTGGTGGCCGTCCTTGTAGATGGTTCCGACATCACAAGCGAGTGCAAACACAAGGGCAACTATATCTTCCGTAATGGAAGCACGTTCGGAGTTGCCCCTGCTTCAGTTGAAACAATGACCTATGTCGATGTGGAAGTGACCGCCAAGTTTGGCGACTCATCTCCGCGCATTGTCCGTGACGTAGACCAGATGACAACCATCCCGTGGGACGTAAAAGACTGTGTTATGCGTATAGCCTGGCACTGGCTGAAGCGGGAACGGATTGAGGTCGATCAAGGCAGCAGCCGCAATGCCGACACCACAAAGGTTCGGTTTGCTGATATGTCAAGAGACACCCAGATTCGTTCCGTGATGGCCGACTGGTCAAAGGTGGAGAACACCGGCGCGTTTGACTGGCGCTAATGACGATACCGAAGGTTAGTCCTGCCTTTGGCAAAGGGATTTCTGTACAGATTGTCGGTGGATTCTTTCAGATAGCCGACACGGCGATGAGTCACATCATGGACTGGCACCATGCCCACGGTGTGTTGTATCAGTGGATGATCCCCGGCAGAGAACTTGAACCACTCCTTGTGAAGATTGCTGAGAAACTCAAGGGATACTGGGCTGAGTATCTGGAGATGGGCAAGCACAAGGTAATGCCGCTGAGTCCATTCACTCTCGCTGCCAGGGAGAAGAATCCTCAGTCTCAAGGCAGCGACGGGTTTATGTTTGACACCGGTGCCTTGGTGCGCAGCTTCGAGATTGCCGTCGAACAGTCGGCAGGTGGCGCACACACGCTAATCTCCATCAAGCCGGATCGTTCCGATGCCTCACATGGCAAGGGGGCGTCAATCACCAACCTAGCAGCACTGGCGTATATGTGCCAGAACGGACTTGCCCTGTACGCAGAAGACCTCACCGAAGAAAAGATCATCAAGATTATGGCTTGGCGTGACGCCAACTTCGGTGGCAGCAAGAAGAAAGAACTTGGCGAAGATGTCAAGAACGCAGTCTCCAATGATGCTGTCTTCAACGAACGGGGCGATTTTATAGATGCACGCAAACCCATCGTGTTCATCCCGCCACGGCCACTGATGACCGAAGACCTCAAAGAAGGACTCACCGACACAGCGACCCGCGAAGCGGGCAAGTATGTCGAACTCATCGCCAAGTACACGGCCCGGCTGCTTGGTTCCCGCTGGGGTATGGACGGCCCGGAGAAACTCAGACAACTTGTTCGATCACTCGACCTTGGAGGCAAGTAGTGCCCACACTTAACGAATTCAAAGAGGCATTTGGCACTAGGCTGGACGCCGCCATGGAACGGGTGGAGGACTTCACCGTTCCGCGTTCTCTTTTCTGCGATCTTGGGCAAGTTCACACCTTCGAGGATTTACCACGAATCATCTACTACTGGTCGCTGCGTCCCAACAGAGGGGCGGTTCTTGATGTCAAGGTTGTGAAAGACTACGCAGCGATGACAGCCAAGTCTACGCAGAGAATCCCGCACGACATCATCCTCCAAGTCAAAGCGATTGATGCCGAAGTCTATGGGGCTGAACGAATGCGAGACGCCATGCTGGAAGAATTTGGAGATTCCCCCTGTGTCTCCGAGATTCCACTTTTGTATCAGGGATTTGTTGACGCACCGCAAGAGTTTCAAAACGGCATTTACACATTCACCTTCACCTACGAGGGGTTGATTTTCCTCGATGGCCGAAGCGCAGAGAACCCGCTGATTGAGTCTGTGGTAAACACCATCCACTTTGGAGACAGCATCACAGAGACAGAAGTGGTCGATGACAGACCCATCCCTGACCCATACAGCGTAACTGTTACAGAAATCGAAGGAGATGTCCTCACCCCGTAAGGAGTAATGATGCACACGATTAAGAACGTCTCTCGCAATACGAAAACAATCAACCTCAGCGGGAGGAAGGGTTCGCTACACCTTCCCCGTAGGGGCAAGGCCGCACTCACCAAACAGGAGTTTGAAAGCTCCGATGTTCAGGTTTTGCTACGCGGCGGCTACCTGGTTGAAATTGGAGGTGAAGGATAGTGGCTGGAAACGAACGCTATCTCTTTCCTGGTGTCTATACGTCGGAAGTCCCAGTCGGTGGAGAACCCCTCCAGCCAACCGGAACTTCTGCGGCTGCGTTTATCGGTACCGCCGAATGGGGTCCGATGGGAACGCCTACACTGGTAACAAGCTGGGCCGACTTCGTTCGCAAGTTCGGAAACGATCGCACGAACGGCTACCTGGCACGGGCTGCGCTGAACTTCTTCAGAATGGGCGGAATGCGACTGTACGTTGGCCGTACCTGCCATTACACTGATGTGTCAAACCCGGCAACCCTGACTGCGGTCAAGGCAGCGGTAACGATGATGTCTGGCGAAGTAGTGCCACAAGCCATGCTGGTATTCACCGCAAAATACTATGGGTCATTCGGCAACGACCTCAGTGTCCAGATTCTCAATGTGGATGAAACCAACTTGGTATTCGATGTTGCGATCATCCAAACGGTTGACGTTGGCAAGTCCAAGGTGATTGAGTGGTACCAAGACGTGTCCGCCGATTCAACCAGTGACGACTTCATTGAAGACATCATCAACTCAGGCACCCGCAAGTCGAACTATGTGGCTGTGGCCGTGTCTGTAGAAAATGTCCTTCCTGCTGCTGCAACCACCGCACTGACGCTAGGCGGCGACGGGCTAACCAGTATCGCCGACGAAGACTACATCGGTAACTCGGCAGGCAGGACGGGTATGTACTCACTGGATACCGTCCGCGAGATGTTGACCATCTGCCATCCTGGCATCACCGCACAAGATGTCATTGTCGCCGGTCAGAACTATGTGACCACCGCACTATCGCGACGCAGCATCGATGTGTACGCATTCGACTTCCCGCTTGGCTACACCGCACAAGAAGTCGCGGCATGGAAAGCGTCCCACCTCAGCAACACAGGCTATGAGTGGGGATGGTTCCCGTGGGTGGTCGAAGGGTCTACCGAACAGCCGCTTGCGCCGTATGTCTGTGGTGCAGCTGCACGGAATGACTTCCTGTACGGTGTGTGGAACGCCCCGGCAGGCACGGACTTCGATCTGCCAATTACCGAACTTGACTATGACGTTTCCCTGGGAGAAGGACAGATTCTTAACCCCAAGGGAATCAACGTTGCCATCCGATTGCCTGACGAGGGCTTCGTGTTGTGGGGGGCGAGAACGTTCGCTGTCAATACCCACTTCCGCTACATCAACGTACGCCGGTTCACCAACGCGATCAAGAAGACGCTGCAAGATGGGACACTGCAATTCGTGTTCGATCTCAACGCCCCGTCTACTTGGCGACGGGTTGAAGACACGGCACACATGTTGATGATGTACTACCACTCGTTGGGTGCCTTCGCTGGCAAGACGCCGGAAGAAAGCTTCTATGTGCGATGTGACGCGACGACCAACCCGCCTGAACTCGTAGACCAGGGCATCATGACTTGTGTCATCGGTATCTGTCCTGTCAAGCCTGCTGAGTTCGTCGAGTTTGAAATCCAACTCTTCAACACGGGCGATCTTCCTTTGGCCGAATCTCCGCAGGCATAGGTGATCACTGATGACTGAAAAACGTGCACGACGTGGCCTGTTCACTGTGTCAGTGATCGGGGCTGGTGGCGAACATAAGCTGCAAGGCATTACCAACTTGGAACGCACTGTCGAGATGATTGACAATGTGTCCGAGTCAACGCGCAACAGCAAAATCTCGTTACCGGCACAGCTTAACACAGGCCCGATCACCTTCTCCGAAGCCCCATTTGCGGGCTGTGGAGACATGCCGGCAGGCAACTTCTTCTTTGAGGTGCTGCACCAAGGAGAGGTCATCGCCCATACTCGGAGTGTCTCCGGGCTGGGTATTGAATGGCCAATCTCCGAATCACGGGAAAGCACTTCTCTCAATGTCCAGAAACTCTGGGACAAGTACACCGTACCAGAGATAACCATTCAGCAGGTGATCGAACTCACGGAGGGCAATCCTCTGCTGACAGCGATGGAGAAGATGGGCAAGATTCAAGGACCGGGTGAAGGTTATTCTGTCGTCGGTGGCGCATCTTGTGCCTACCGTGGCGACTGGATCATCCGGCTGATGAATCGTGGAAGTGACGAAGTAGCCAAATGGATACTTCATGGGGCATGGCCAAGCAGGTACCAACCGATTAACGACTTCGACGCCGATGGTGGCGATGTCGGACTGCGGTCACTTACTCTGCGCCTTGCACCAACCGCTGCATCACCGGCCATCGAAGAGACCGTTTCTTCGTGGGCGAATGCAGCCGGCAGTGGATTGGTCAGCCAAGCATGGCTTACCTGGATCTCTGCTGTCTTCCGCGCCGCCCCGACACGCAAGAACCTTTCCATCAATCACTACCATCCTGACGCAATCCCCGGCACCGACGAACCAGTGAAGACCTACAAGCTATTCAACTGCTGGCCGTCTTCGATTTCCTACCAGGATCTCGATGCCGGATCACCCGCACTAGCTACTCGCGAGATTTCCATGGCTTGCGACGGCTGGCAAGAAAGCTAGTCAATTTAAGGCGGGGTAACTGGGCAGGTTGCCCCGCAGTTTTCTCAACGGAGGGAGTCACAAATGAAAGCTACGCTACCTGTTGGTGTAAGGAACGAAAGTGCTTTACTTCGAGAGATCGAGGTTTCGGCACCTACTGGCCGATGTCTGAAGCAACTACGCAATGATCTGATTGGGGGCACCAACCGCGACGTCTATCTCAACGTGCTGAAACAAGGCGTTGTCGAGGTCGTTGGATTTGGCAAACCGACAGAATCGTTGCTGCTTTCGATGAAGGCGGTTGACGCAGAGTTTGTCTACTACACGATGGCTTTGCTTGACGCACAAGGCGACTGGCCAACGCTGACCCGTGCCTGTTCTCAATGCGGGCACTCATTCAAAGAAGAATTCGACTTCACCGATGTCGTTGTACGCCGGATTGGAGACGAAGACTTCGACTCACCCTTCAACAACGATGAGGGCATGGCTGATTTCACGCTATCTCGCCCCATCACATCACTCGATGTCGAGAAGACGCCCTACACGAAAGGCAAGATTGGCCTGACGGCAGTGGGCGACTGGCTGGACATCATCTCCTCCAAGAAGAAAAGCGAAGATGGACTTGGCACCAAGATGATGCTGTCGCTTGTGAAAGCGATTGCCGAACTGGGGCCTGACTGGAAGAACAGCGGCACGATTGCCGATCTTGACGGCCTGCCGATGCGCGATCTGAAGATGCTAGAAAAACTCCACAACGACAACAAGCCCGGGGTGCGTACACCGGAAGAGACAACGTGCCCAAACTGTGGCACCGAGTTTCGTCTGATGCCATTTGACTGGGTGAAGGATTTTTTCGTAGCCAGTGCGGACTAGAACACCAGCCTGACGGCACGTTCGCAGAGGTCAAGCAAAAGCCCTACGAAACGGGCGTGCTTGACGTCATCGACCATCTCGTATTCCAGAAGTACCACTGGACTCTTGACTATTGGGACTCTCTCCTCACACCCATCCGCCGCACCTACATCAGCATGTTAATCAAAGATGCCGAACTCCAGGCAGATGCGTTGGAAGACGCTAAGTCTGGGCATTAAGGAGGCACCTTGACCGGCATCGGTTCCGAAGTTGGACTCTATTTTCGCGCAAAGGTTATTGGTGCAGAAGCAACTGCGGCAAACCTAAACAAGATCGCTAGTGCTGTTGGCAATGTCAACCAGCAACTGACAAATCAAGGCCGCGCCATGACGGGAATGGGCACAGCTGCCGGCACTGCCGGGACGGCTGTCTCCAATACCATGAACGTGGCCGCACGGTCAACGACCAGCCTGGGCCGCTCCGCTACTGCTGCCGGAACTTCTGTTACCGGGGCAATGAACGGTGCGGCCCAATCTGCATTCCGCTATACCTTCTACGCGATGATGGCCTTGCGGGTCGGCCAAATGCTGATTTCCAAGGTGCTGTCCAAGGGCATGATCACCGCTGGGGCCAGCTACGAGAGGGCGTGGACGCGCATCAACGCCGTTCTCCAGACGACTACGGCGAACATCGGCTTACTGCAAGAAAAGGCCGACCACATTGCAATGACGCTGCCGTTTGGCCCGATTGACGCAGCCGAGGCAATGCGCACTATGGCCAAGGCGGGGATGCAGGTCAACGAGATTGTTGATTCCATCGCCTATTCAGCCAATATGGCGGCAATGGGTGAAATCTCGTTGAGTGATGCCGCGACAATGACCGTGACCACCCTCCGTGCTTACGGCAAAGAGGCAACCTACGCCGCCCATGCGACAGACCTCATCGGCTACTACGCAAGCAAGTCCATCTACGACATTGCCGATCTTGGAACAGTCCTCAATACAATCGGCCCGACTGCCCATGCCTATGGCCAGGATCTTGCCCAGACACTCCAGCTTGCCAGCGCCTTCGGTGGCGTTGGCGTTTCTGCTTCTGAGGCAGGTACACTGATGCGCCAACTCTACATGAGGGCGTCGAAGCCTGAAGTGCGTGGTGCGCTTGAGTGGGGACTGGCAGCAGAGGGAGAAGCGGCGCTTTACAGCCCTGAGACAGGATCGATGACCAACGTTGGGTCTGCCTACATGGCCCTAGCACGTCAATTATCCGCTTACAAGCATGAGGCAGGCATCTCCGGTGCCGAGAAAGCCGATCGTGGGGCAGCTATTGACGAAGCCATTTACCAGTTGTTTGGTGTACGCCAAGCACGAGGCTTTCTCTCGTTGTCAACATACGACGAAAACCAGTTCAATTCCCTGATTATTGAGAACCTAGCAACCACAGAAAAGGCTGCCGAGGAATACCGCAAGAAGTACATCGACGTACTCAGTGATTCCTACTACTGGACAGAACAGCAACTTGCATCGACTAAACAGTTATTTGCGACAACGATGGGTGCACCGATGTTGCGCGTGTTGCGCCCGTTCAAACAAGCGGCCACAGAAGTCGTCTCCTTTGTCAACAACCTGATTAAGGCTAACGAAACCACCGAGGTTATGATCCCCAACCTCATCCTTGCTGGTACGATGGTCCTCGGCTTATCAGGTGCCGTAGCCATTGCCGCCGGTACGTTCATGTTGCTGAAGACACGTATGGCAGACGTAGGCCGCACGATCCTCGCCAATACTGCCGCAGTGATGAAACTCAATGCCGCCGGCTTTGCAACTGCCGGCATGTCTGAATCCGCAGTCGGTCTTGCCTATTTCCGTTCCTTTGCCAGAGTGCCGATGCGCTTCATCGGCGGGGCTGCCCTTGTCGGTGGATTGGTGGCGATTGCCTGGCGTAACAACCTGTGGGATCTTCAAGAACATACCTCGAAGTTTCTTACCTGGTGGCGTGTGAACATGCGGCAAACTGGCGGGGTTGCAAAAGCGCTGTCAGACAAGCTGTTGGGTGCGACTGAAAAAGGAACGGGGACAGGTAGCTTCCTTGAAGGATTTGTCAAGCAGTTCCAGAGAGGCGGAACGCTGGATGTCGTCGGTGAGGTGATGTTCAAGTTCCTCGTCTCCGCCGGCAAGATGGTATACACGGTGTTGTCAAAGGTCTTCTGGATTGCCGGCAAACTGATGCACGGCTTTGCATGGATGGTTGGATTTGGGGACACTGCCAAGGGACTTGAGAGGGTGGGGGCTGCGATTGGGTTCCTGTTGTCAATCACCATCCTAGAGAAGACGGCCCATAGTCTGTGGACAGTTGGCAAGGGTTTGTTCGTTGTTATCCGATGGATTTCAGGTTTACGGAAAGCGGTTGATGGCTGGTCCTTCGGCGGCATGGGGGCTATTAACCGACTCATCCCGTTCAGACAGCAACGGGCGTCTGCTTACAGCTTTATGATGAACCCACGCCGTATGGCAGCGGCGGCAGTCGGCGACCCCCGGCTTAGGGGGATTACTACTAATGCGCAGATTGCAAGCGCGATCGCGTTGAATACAAGGCATAGTGCAGTTGTAAGGGCGGCGACACAAGGCACTGCATACAACCTTGTGGCCCGCGATGCGGCTACTGCTGCTGCGGTACGTTCAACCCAGGAAACCGTAAAGAGTACAATGTGGCGCAACCAGATGGGCGGTCTGTACCTTGCCCCACGTGCCAGATATGCGGCGTTTAGAACAGGCGGGGATCTGCCAGGTTCCGGCTTGGCTGCACATGGCGGCATCGGCATGGGGCGTGCTGGATCGATGTTGGCCACTGTGATGCCCTACATCCTCACGGCAGCAGCCATCGTTGGAATCATTGCCCTTATTGCCCACATGTTCAGGAAGAAGGAAGAGGTCGGCCCCGGCTACGGCCCAACGAATGACTTCAGCAACCACTTCACTATTGTCGCTGCGCCGGGAGAATCGCCGGAACATACCGGGCGCACTGTCCTAAAGATGATCGAAGCGAGTGACCGCAACGCAGCAGAAATGGCCAAAGAATACGCGGTGCGGAAAAGCACTTCTGCCCTGCCAGCCACTGCCTAACCGGAGACAACATGCCACAAGCAAGATATGGAACGATAGGCGGAACCTCGCTTTATGCTTCGGGCGCAACAGCCGCTGCCGGATTTGTTGGGGCGTCGCCGCCACCTGCGGGACCACGGCTAGTGGGCAGAACAAGACAAGGCATCATCTCCAACTATTCACTCTCTGTCTATATCGTCTTTCAGAAGAACCCAGAGACCGTCACCGAAGAAACGCAAGACACCTACACGTTCACAACCATTCAAGGGCAAGCCAATCCGCTGATGTCCTTCTCTGGGCGTGGGGCCAAGCACAAACGCTTTGACATCCTGATTGACGCCCATGCTACCCCACATGCGTTGGGGCACATAGGAGAAGATCTCGACGCCATCGAAATGCTAACCATCCCCCATGACAATGCGGGGCTGCCTCTTGTAATACCAGCCAGGCGTGGAGTTCTTCTTTCAAATTCAGGCATACAATCCCGCCAGCCACAAGGAACGCCGCCAGTTGTCAAGATTGCCCATGGAAGCAGGGTCCAAAAAGGGTTCATCGTCAATCTATCCATCGAAGAGATAATGCATGGCACAACACCCCAATCAGAGGCATTGTGCCTTCCAACTCGCGCCAAAGTGTCGTTTGACTTCGTAATCATTGACGACATGCGAATGCTTGTTTCCGTGCCGGAGGTCGTAGCATGAGACGCGGCAAAGAACCGATAATCGCCTGGAACGATTACCAGCTTCCAGACATACGTCTTCCTGAAACAGCGATTCAGGCCAACAGTCAACTCCACCATGTACAGGCAGGCGATATGCTTGACCATCTTGCCTTCAAGTATTACGGCGATGAGTCGATGTGGTACATCATTGCCGATGTCAACGAACTGATGGATGTAATGGTTCCTCTCACTCCCGGAATGTCTTTGGTGATTCCCTCTATCTAATGGCCAACGACCTGCTGAAAATACAAGGGTTCATGGACGTGCGCAGTAAGGCGCTTGACGATGCCTTCGCTGATACCGATGTGTTGCCCCGTCAGCGGTTGATTAGCGCCAAGATCGATTACACCTCCAAGGTAATCGACTGTGCAACAGTAGAGTTTGCCGACCCTGATGGCCGCATTGCCAAGGCAGTGAGGACTGGCGCGACAACAGATGCCGGTCAACTCGTCTACTATCCATGGACAGTGGAGATTGGATATCTTCGCCAGTCGCCGGAAGAACGAACGGTCCTCGTTGGACAGCCGCAGCTAGAGGTACCCTCCTTCCCACAAGAGGGAGATCCTACGGTGAAGATTAAGATTCTGGATGCGTCCGTTGCACTGAAGAAGAACATCACACCTGGGGCAAACCCGGCAAACTACATTGAACCCCTGGCACAGAACCCTGGCCCACTCAGATGTTCGTTCAATGCCATCCTTGCATTCTACGAGGTTGAGGCCGATTTCGGGCTGATCGATCCACTAATTGACAGGATTGATGCCGAGTGCATTATCCCTAGGCTAACAGAGTTCAAACACATCCATAGTCCGGCGTATGACATAGTAACAGGAGGGGAGGACCTTCAGATCCCCGGACTTGCGGCATTTGGAGACAACTTCTGCCGCAACCTGGAATCAGAGACAGACCATGACTGGCTTAGTCGTATCGCAAGAGTAGTAACGGAAATGATCAGCCAATCTGGCAAGTTCCCTCCTATGCTTGCGGGGGTTCAGAACGTCTGGGAGAAGCACTTCGATCCATGGTTGCCCGGCGAACCGTCAACAGGGGCCATCGAAATCGTCGTCGGAATGAGAGAAGGCAAACTCATCTTCAAGACGGCCTACGAGTTGATCCTTGAAAATGGCTTCACGCAGGGCATCCCGATCATCGACTGGCGCTGCGGCAACAACGTATTGCTTGAATTCTACCCACAGACGGTTGAGGCAGAGACTCAAGGCGGATGGATGGCATTGTTGGCCAACCTGTTCAACCGTGATGACGACACAGAACTGATTGACCAACCGCCTGAGATCACCCCCGCGTTATCTCCTGGTGATGGTGCTGGAGAGTTGAACCAATTTCTCAAAGACAAGAAATACTACCTCGCATCTGGCCTGCCGGATGGGTCTAGCGCCACGTCGTTGGAGTGGGTCAAGTTCATCAAAGAACACCTAGAGACAAACATCTCAGGCCGGGCGAAAGCACTCGGTATTCCAAAACTACTTGCCAGCCAACTGATTGGCTTCAACGGGCTTGGTTGGGGGACGAAGAAAGAGGCTGACGCAAAAGAAGCAAAGGCACAGCAGTTTGCTTGCTACAACCGGCTATACCTCACAAAGAAAGTAACCCACAGCATGGATCAAACAGGTCTCTACTTAATCGACATGGAAGTTGGCGGTTGTACGCTGGACGGAAGCGAGAAAGACGTTATCGACGACTTTCTCAAACGACTCAAAGACGGAGTTAATACCGGGGCCAGTGGAGGATTCTGGGATTCACTCGGATTAGGGGGCCTTGACTAATGGCACTTAGATCTCAAGTTCCACAAGAACCTAAACTGCCCGGCGTCTATCAGGGAGAAGTTGTCTCTACCCGATACCACAAAGGAGTTCCCTTCGTCAAGGTCAAGTTGTCTGCTGGGTCAATGCGCAGTGATGGGAAAATCTACGATTGGGTGACCTCGTGGGCACGGATTGTCTCACCGATGGTTGGTGCAATCGGTGACGATGCAGGCAAGTACGGCGCATGGTTCTCGCCCAAGGTTGGAGATGTCGCCGTCATCGCCTTTGAACAAGGGTACAAGTCAACCCCCATCTGCCTCGGCTTCTGTTCTCGTCTTGGCGACATGCCGACCGAGTTCGACAACGACGACTACACGGACAAGGATAGAGAGAAAGAAGACCGCGAGAAAGAGGAAATCAATCAGGCGCAGATGCTGAAGACCCTCAGCCTGTACTTCCTTATGCACCAGAAGACCAACCACATGGTACTGGATGCCGCGAAGATAGGCGGAGAACCCGAACCACGTATCGAGATTGGCGAGAATGCGTCCGAGATTGGCTGGGAGATTGCCCTTGGCCGCCGGCTAGTCGAACAGTTCCTCAAGCATACACATCCAGAGAATAACGACGAAACAAGCGCCCCAGGCAATCTCGATTACGAAGAAGTCGAAGACTACCTATCCGAGTTTGCGTTCATCAACAAAGAACCCCGCGAAGACGGCAAGACGACATCGGCCAGCCAAGACCGGAAGGCAATCTCGCTGGAAGGCATTCTCTCTGCCCTGGCTGACTTCGCTGAGTCGATGTGCAAGGCGGTCACCAAGGCTGACGAGTTCATGGCCAACCCTGTGGGTTCAATTACTACGGGCATCACAGACGGCCTTGCTGCCGCTGCCGGCGATCTCGTCCCCGACTTCGATGTGGCTGAAGCCATCAACAGTTCGACCGAATTCCTCACCAACCTAGGCAGCAACATTGAGACAGGCGCTAAGGGCGCATTGTCCGCCTGGGCGGGAGAGGGTGGCGAACTCGGCAACCTCATTGGAGGCGATGCCAGTGCCGCACTACAAACCCAGATCGGCGGGTTGAACCTCAGTGGCGTTGCGGCGATGGTCAACGACGGGGCCAACAAGCTACTTGAGATGGGTGCAGCAGCCGGCATCACTGAGACACTGACCGGGCTTGGCACAGACATACTTGGCGGGGCGCTGGATGCTGCAATTGGATCAGTCGCACAGATTGCCAGCGACACTATCGGCGGGGCGATTAACAACCTCATCCCAGACATCCCGTTTGTCGAGAGTGCGCTTGATCTCGCTGCCGGCATCTGTTCGGGAAACCCTGGCCAGATTCTCAGCGGCATCTTTGGTGGAATTGTTGATGGCATCAACACAATGACCGGCGGTGTCCTCACCCCGTTCACCAACGGCATCAAGGCAGTTGGTGGCGGCTTGCTTGAAGGGCTATTCAGCAAAGAGGGATTACCTTCTGGTAAGGAATTGCTAGACCTGGCGCTAGGAGGATAATGCCCAATTGGTTCCGCGAGGAGATAGGCTTTACAGGGATCTCGTTCCCTTTCCGGTTCACTACCCAAGGGACGATCTCTTGGTCAACTGTCAACTTCAATACCGGCGATATGACCCACATTGTCGAGGCGATCGTGCAAGTGATCCGCACCATGCGTGGAGAGAGGTTCTTCCGTAGGGGGTGGGGTGCATACCCAGTCAACGCCGTCTTCAGGCCCAACACTGAGACAGAGATGCTGTGGATGGCCTCAGAAATCAGGGACCTACTCGCAGAATACGAACCACGGGTGTCTCTCATCGAATGTGTGATTGTGGAGATTGACCCCGACCAAGGCCGCGTGAAGCTACGACTAGGCTTTAAGCACATCATGACTCAGATTGTCAACCAAGTAGAAGTGACCATCTAGCCGGAAGCAACCCGGAAGTACCCCGGAAGTATCTGGCGACACATTCGGCAACGATTCTGCCGGATACAAGGAGTAACAACGCAAAATGCCAAGGAACACTTTCGTCCAGTACACAAGTAAGGACTTCGCCACGATCCGTGCCGACATCATCCAGGCGATCAAGACCGATTTTCCTCAATGGACGGATCATCTTGCGTCTGATTTCGGTATGGTGCTTGTCGAGGTTATGGCCGGTCTCGCCGATATGATGCGGTTCAACCAGAACGTAACCGCAACGGAATCCTTCCCCGCGACAGCACGCAGCCGGGCGTCTTTGTGCCGCCATGCCGAATGGTTTGGCTATCACCCTCACCCAGCCGCTGCTGCCCAAGTGGACCTCACCTTCACCAAATCCAATTCAGCCTTGTCGGCAATCGTACCTAAGAGAACGAGAGTATCTACTGTTGACGGCACGGTCACCTTTGAGACAACGGCACAGCTATACATGCCTCCTGGACAAATCTTAGGCACAGTCGGGGCAGTGCATGGCCGCCACATTGAAGGACAGTTACTAGGTGCATCGGCTGGTACAAAGAACCAAGTCTTCCCGCTACTTACCTCTGGCCTTGTTATGCTGGCCGAAGACGAAAACTCCCTAGCTGTGTATGTTGGGGGAGAACAGTGGGAAGAGTTTGCCTCCCTCCCGTGGGCAGCCGGTGCGAATGGCTGGCGACTGTGGGTAGACTCCGACAATGATGCCTATGTGCGCTTTGGTGATGGCCGGTATGGGAACGTTCCTGCAATCGGCAGTCACATTGTCGCCGAGTACATCGTTGGTGGCGGCGTCGATGGCAATGTCGGCGCACACACGCTGTCCTCGATGAGTACCTCTACGGTGAACATCGCTAGTGTGACTAACGGGGATGCAGCCAGCGGCGGTGCTGACGCAGAAAGCACAGAAGACCTACGTGCCAACATGCCGACAATGGCGATTACCCGTGGCCGCGCCGTCACCCGTGACGACTACACACGGCTGTCACAAGCCTTTGGAGAGATTGACAAGGTTGACGTGAAGCACCCCAGTGCCAACGTGATTGAGTTGTACATACTCCCTCACGGTGGGGTGGTGCCAAGCGCAGTCTTGCTGGAATCCGTCCGTGACTACTTCACCGACATTCGGATGATTACAGAAGACCTGCGCGTACTCGCACCGACGATTGTCAATGTGGATGTCAAGATAGACATCGTGCTGGAAGAGGACTCTAGTGCCTCCCGTCTTGTTGCCGACATTGGCAACGGAATCCGTGCCTTGCTTGAAGGGGCCGACTTCCACACCACCGTTCACATCCAAGACATATATGAACACCTAGATGCTTATGACGCCATCGAACATGCCACTGTGACGCTGTTGGCTGAGTCGGGCGGTAGTGGTGTCTCCGACATTGTTGCCGATCGCGGCGAGATCCTTGCCCCTGGCGTGATCACCGTAGAGGTCATTGACGAAGATGAATAACATCTGGAACCTTCTGCCACAGCTGTATCACCTGATGGACAGAGAGGGCGAACTTGAACGATTTCTCGCACCGCTACAGGCAGAACTTCAGAGTGTCTACGATGACGAACAAGGGCTACGGCAACTGCAAAGCATCTCTGAAACAGACCCCGATTATCTGAAGTACATCGCCCGTAGCCTGGGTTGGCAGTTGCAGGCGAAGGATGACGACGAACGGCGCAACGAATGTGCAACCATCGTCGATTTCTACGACCTCAAAGGCACGCCCTACGCCATCCGCCTCATCTCAACCCTCACGCTGGACAAGTTGTTCAAGAAGCTGGGAGAACTGTGGACACCAGTCGAAGGTTCAGCCTCAGTGATTACCACGGAAGCAGACGCGAACCTCGCCAGCTTGCTTGCCAGTGAAGGGACGTTTGTCAATCTCGACTGGAATGACGAAGGCGGCTATGCGTATCACTACGACCCGCTGTACAGCTACATCGTCTTCATCCGTATTGACCCAGACGACTACACCTACGGAGAGATTCGTCCAAGGGTGAAGGCGTTCAAGAACCTGATTCACACCATGCACCCAGCCGGCAGATTCTGTTATCCCTACTTCATCTGTCGTGGGACAAGGGCAGACCACTACAAGCAAGTCTTACTCGTGCGCCAGGAACTCACCGGGTTGAGGACGTTTGACGACCTTGGCTTCTGGGACGACGGCGGCACGCTAGACGGCAACGACGCCCCGATTGACCGATCGGTATCCACCAAGATGTACCTGGACTGGGAAATTCTCGACGATGGCGGCGATCTCGATGACGAGGGCACATGGGATGACGGTTTATGGGCTTGCTTCGGTTTGCTAGAAATCGCCTAAAAGGAGTCTAAAGCAATGACGCAACATAGAACACACGACTTCGCCGCGCCGCGAACGACCGATCTTCTCAATACCAAATGGGAACGGTTGATTCCGGCATGTGCGACGAAAGACATTTCCGTTCAGAAAGGCACGGGCGTTTACGATCTCACCATCAACATCGGTTCGTGGCTTTGTGACGGTGTATGTATCCACGAAAGTTCGGCACTAACTGACGAACTCACTATTGACTCGCCATCCGGCCTCGACCGTATTGACGTTATCTATGGGACATTCACCTACGAAGCGGACACTGAACCGACACCGGCATCGTACTCAATCAAGAAAGGAACACCCAGCGCGACACCTGCCGAACCAGCGGTTGGCACCAACGAGGTCAAGCTGGCCAGCATCTATGTGCCGACAACGGCGGTCGATCTCGACGACTGTTATGTTTACAACGTCAGGACGCTGCAAGGCGTTCTCGCATCGCTGCTTGGGATCAACCTAGAAGGTAGTTTATGGATTCAGGAAGCAGGCGATCCATTCCTAACCAGCGGCAACCCGACAGTCAGCATGGTGTACGAGACAGGCATCAAAGACGGCGACTTGTGGGTGAACACCACCGGCCTTGATCTGTACATCTATGACGCAGACTTGAACCAGTGGGTTAGTTCCGATGTCACCGCCCATGCCACTACACACTCGTCAGCCGGATCTGATGAGGTCGATCTGAAGAACCTGGCAGACTCGCTTGGTTATCGCCATCTGGCGACAGCGGCAGTCCACAATGCCATGGCATTGAATCATGCCAATCTGTCCAATATCACTGTCAACCAGCACCACACCCAAGACCACAAGACGCGGCATCATCTCGGTGGGGACGATGCAGTGGATGTCAAGGATTTGGCCGACTCTGTGGCCTATCTGCACAACACCCATGTGGGCCTTGCGCCGTCCCCGCACGACAATGGCCATCACAGCGTTGCGTATGCGCCGACGCCCCACGATCATGCCCATCACAGCGGAAACCTTGCGGCAGGATTCATTCCCGTCTACTTCTCGCCTTCTGCGGATTGCCAAACAGGGGACAAGATATGGGTAGGCGACAACCCAGGAATGGACATCGCTGGCACTGTTGTTCAGGCTGTAGGGCTGCGTCTGAATGTAGAGACTGCGCCATCGGCTGATATCATCTATACCTTCCTCCGTAATGCGGCATCTATAGGCACTGTAACAATCCTGTCAGGGCAGACTGTTGGCACGACAACGTTAGATCCTGTTGTCGAATTAGTGACTGGCGATAAGTACCAACTGAATGCCCCGGCTGACGTTAAGGGGGCCAAGGGTCTTCGTGGATACATCGCACTCAAGAGAGTGATCTCATAATGCCGATTACCTTGACGCATCTTGCGACTGCTGAGGGAGGACAGAACAAGAAGTATGTCGATCTGGGTGTACTGACCAACGACCTAGTCTTCGCCACCTGTTCGTACTACACGGGCGGCAACCCAACGATGTCTCCCTCAGTCGTATCAACAAGGCTGATTGGAACGTTGACAATACGCACCCTGAACGCTGATGTGATTAGCCGCGTCTACGAAGCACTCGGAAACGGGACGCTGCGCATCTCTATCAACTCAACAAATACCTCCAACCTCGATTTTGCGGCGGCGTCCTTTCGGCCAAGCAGCCCCGCGCTAAACGTTAATGCCTACATCTCGACAAAGGTGTCGGGAACTCGTGCCTGGACTGACTCTCTTCAGGTGTTCGATGGCGAGTATCTGTTATGTGCCCAGTACGCATCAACGTCTTCTGCCGATGTCAGGTCTGTGCCAATCGCAGCGGACAAGGGTGGGACTGCCGCTGTGTCTGTTGCCGCCTACAGGTTGCCGGAGGGTGCGACCGATGTCGGCAACTCGTTCATGGAAGTTATCCGTGTCGATACAGGAGGCACGTTCTTGTACTACGGCCCGAACCCAACCGTCATGCGGGTCACTGTTCAAGGCGATCCGGCCCTGTCTATGATCGGCGGTGGATTCACACTCCTATAGCGCATGAATCTAACACTGGGAACTCCAGCAGTCCTCGACGGCGACGCCCGATATGTGCCAATCGCACGCCTGTCTAATGGCGTCCTCGCCATTGGCGGGCGTCACAGAGTCCTTGATGGCCAAGGCGGCATAAAATACTACGTTATGCCTGGCGTACTCAAGGTTGCTGCCGGAGTTGACCCGGTGCGAATAAACGGCGCTGCCACTACTGTACAGGGCGGACCAACTGCCGTTGTCGCGATAACAGAGACGAAGTTCGTCGTGTTCTTTGGTTCTTATGCCTGGGTATGCACATGGAATGGTACCACTGTTTCCGTCGGGGCTACACAACAACTGCCGCTGAATATGTATCGTTGCTGTGTGGCGAGGCTGACAGACACGACGTTTGTTGTCGCTGGGCAGGTTATGTCTGTTGGCAACTATGCCTATGTATGCACCGTCAACGGAACGACCATTACCAGCTACGCCAGGGTAACCCTTCCTGTGTATGGCACTCCTGGCGGCATTGTGGGGCTTGACAGCAACCGCTTCGTCCTTACCTATGCCGACAATTACGACGACAATCCTCGCGTAATCGCCGGGACAAGAAGCGGCGGGACAACGATAACGCTGGGGTCGCCGGTTGCACTATCCGTTGCATACCCGCTTATCCCCTCGCCTGAAAAGGTGTCGTCAAACATGGTGGTGATCGCGTACAAGTCCATACTCGGCAAGTCTGCGGCCATGACGATGACCGTCAACGGCACGACAATCACCAAGAACGGCGAATTCACCACCTACGGCAGCACGGTGAATCTTACAAAGGCACACGGATGTTGTGTTCTTCCGCCTGTTCACGACGGGTTGTGGCCAAGACGGATGGCTGTTTCGTTCTATGCCGATGTGCAGCTTGCCCCTTACCACTACTACCGCAATGTTCAACTGATGCAAATCTCGGCAAGCGGCGTCATCTCCAACGCATCGACACCTGTGCGGGTTGGGTATGTCCCCAATTACGAATACAACGGTAGCCGCCTAGTCGCCTTGTCTCAGTGGGAACTTGTTTACACCTGGGTCAACAGTTATATCGCTTACAACCAGCACGGGGCGATTGACCCTGAGACGATGGCGCTTTCCTTCACTGTGGCTGAGGCCCTCTCGACAACCGAGTCGATGGACAAGCAGATTGTTCGGTCACTGTCCGAGATGCTGTCCGTTCTCGCACACGCAGCAGTGGTCCCTAACAAGGTAGCCAAAGAGACCCTGGCGCTAGACGAAAGCATCGCCTTCCTATCGACACTGATCCGTTATCTATCGGAAGGCATCCCGTTGTTTGATACCTGGGAACTTGGCGGGGATGCAGGACTCAGAAAGACCTTCGGGGAACGTCTCGGATTATCTGATGATGTCATCAACAATCCACACAAGCTGGCGCAAGAGATCATTGCCATGTATGACCGGCTACGGCTGGGCGGGGTATTCGACGATCCGGTTAGCAGGATCACAACGGCCATTCTCAAGGCTGGATTGAAGACGGAGAAATTGTAGTGCGACATGAAGGACATCATGAAATCACTTTCAAAGGTTACTGATCCCGCGAAGATTGTCACCGACTCGTTGGTTCTTGAGGAACTGGCGAAACAAGGGATTGACAAGGATTACGTTGAGTTCTTCCGAGATTACTCAAAAGAACGCCCATCAACCAAATCTTATCGCGACCTCAAGACTGGTAAACAGATCACAGTGTTCCAAGGCATCCCAAAGGTCAACAATAAAGGGGAGAAGGTTCGGCCAGAATGGATTAAGAAGGGGGCGCTTTATCGGTCTGGAGTAAACTTGCTTGATGCAACGTCCCTCCCAAGCGGCGAAACCACAGTCGCCGTAGGCGAGAAAACCGTTGTGTGGAATCCGCAAGTATTTGTCGCCGGAGTCGAACAATACCACGGCGGGTCAGTGACAAGACTCAAGGCTGATCCGATCGGCGGAAACTACTCCAACAACGTCCTTGAATGGGACTTCGGAGCGTGTGTCCGAAGATTGCGCCTGATTGAAGGGATGATCCAGGAACTTTACGTCTTCCAGGCAGATCCAGGCGGAGATGTCGTTATCAAGTCGAACACTGCGGGAGACTTGTCGGCAGCAGGCTATTACGCTGTTGATGCAAACATGGAGTCCATCGCTGGGTTCAACGTGGTTGGCGACGAAAAACACGTTCCCGCTGAGGGATGGAAAGGCATTACGTATCCGGCAATTGTAGACGATTCCTACACTGCATATAGCCACGTGAACGATGGGTATCTCGGCGGCAATTATTCCTTCGACAATTACTTGGACCTCAGGGCCAAGACATCGTGGGACACTGTAATCACGAACGTGATAAAGGTTGGGCAGTTGCTTTCGACGTATTACGCTATCTTTCGCGGGTACGTCCACTTCGATACGTCCTCAGTGCCGGCCGCTAATCTCGTCACCGCCGCGACCCTCTACCTCAAGAAACTGGACTCCAATCTTGCGACGGCATTCACCCTTGTGATCCAAAACGGACAACCGACGTATCCTCGAAGTCCTGTTGTGACGGAAGACTGGAATCAGGCGCTATACTCCGGCAACGGAGGCCAGGCCGCTTCTTCAGCTTTTGGGGCTGATTATGTGGCAATCAGCATGACGCCATCGTGGGTAACGAAGGAAGGCTGGACAAAACTGACCCTGAAGTCTAGCCGAGACATTGAGGCCAACTCTCCCAGCGATAACGAGTGGCTTGTGTTTTATGCGCAAGAAGGTGGCACGTCGAATCAGCCCAAGCTGATCGTCACCCACAGCACAGCCCCAACCGCCCCAACAGCTCTCCTCTGCGAAGGGGCGACTAATCCTCAAGCCGTCACTGACCTGACGCCGGAGTTCTCGGCGATCCTCAACGATCCCAATGCAGGCGACACCCTAACCCACACAGAAATCTATGTTGGCACCTCCTCTGGTGGATCTGATCTATGGAGTTCAGGCTGGATTGATATTGCAGATGTGGTTGAGGGCAATCGCTGTTCCGACATCTCTTATGCCGGATTTGCCCTTTCACTTGACGGGCAAAAGAAGTTTTGGAAGATTCGGGCCAAGGACAGTTATGGTCTCGAAGGGGCATGGAGTGATGTCTCCTTCTTCCGCCCCCCCTTCATCCCTGAAGAAATCCTTGCCCTCCCCGACTCAGTGTCCAAGAGTCTTCAGCGCAGGCCATTCTCCGAAAGCCTGTCCGTCACCTCAGCCAATCTGAGATCGCTGGCCAAGCTATTCCCTGAGATTCTAGCGATGGCTGACGACAGAGACTTCGTGATCTCCTTCGTCCGCAGTTATGCCGACACGTTGGCGTTAGGCGATGCCGTCACCAAGGCACTGATTCGTGCGTTTGCCGACGACCTCGATCTCGTGGCAAGCGTCAGTCATGCAATCACCAAAATCATGACCGGCGAAGTCCTCGGCCTAGACGACAGCATATCATTGGCAACAATCAAGACTCTTCTCGAAACGATGTCACTGGCGGACCAAGTTTCGATCTTGTTGGCCCTCACTCGCTCGCTTGGCGAGACAGTTGCCGTGTCCGGGCAGGTCAACACACAAGCGGCGTTAATCCGCGCCCTTGCCGAGGCATTACCTGTCGCTGATGCAGTGGCCAAGGCGCTTTCAGTGGCCAAGGCAGACGGCTTCGATTTGTCTGATTTGCGGTTGTTGGCACTAGGCAGAGAACTTGCCGAACAGCTTGGTTTCACTGAGTCCTACATCATTAACACGATCAGGGACATCATTATCCTTGACTCGCTATCGGTTAGCGACGAGATGTCCAAGACGAAGATGGTAGACCGCATTCTGGCCGAACTGCTTGGCCTGTCCGACCGTCTTCGGCTTGGCGGTATGTGGGACGACCCCAACATCAAGATCATCGCTAGCATTCTCAAGGCGGCGGTGAAGGCAGAGATCATCAAAGCAGAAGTTGGAACGACTATACCCAAATCGGGAATTCAAACGGAGGTGAGATAATGATCGTTGTGTCGTCGGCACTGATTGGCGAGACCGTCACTATCACCCTGCTTATTTACGACGCTGCCGACAACCTGACCGACCCTGACGAATGGAATGGAGATCCGGCGATCATGCCGACAATCACTATCCGTAAGGGCGAGACCAAGTTTGTTGCCAATATCATTGACGAAGCAGATACCACTCGCGTATCGCTTGGCGAGTACGAGTACAAGTGGGACACAGCCGGCCTCAAGCCCGGCCCCTACACCCTAACCGGCTACAGCGTGGTGGACGGAGACGTTCGTACACCACAGAAGACGTTCACCCTGAAAGATTCAGGCACATAGAACCAGGAGGTTCGACTCATGAGTAATGAAGCAAAGACCCCACTTCAGGTTCTTGTTGATGTCATCAACAAAAGACTGAGAAAGATTTTCCCCACCCAGGATGTTGGCCTAATGGGCCAGATTGACTTCCATCTAAGGAAGGCAGACGGATCGGTCAGTGATTGGTCGTTGAAGAACCTAATCATGGACGCCGGCGAAAACGAAGTAGCCAAGCTAATCGGCGGGTTGACAGCCAGTCCATTTGACTACATCGCCATCGGCACCGACAACACGGCCCCGGCAGACTCACAGACGGCGCTGATTGCCGAGATCTCCACCAACGGCGGCGCACGCACTCAAGACGCCACCCCTGAAACAACCGCCAATGTGCTGACTGTCTCAGTGACATTCACGTTTACCGGCGTGTTGGCCATCATGGAAGTCGGCCTGCTTAACGAAGCGGCGGCTGGCGACATGCTGGCTAGACAGATATTCGCCGTCATCAACGTAGACAACAATGACCAACTGACAGTAACGTGGTCGATCTGCTGTGGCGTCGCGAGATAGCGATGGCCGACTATACCAAGAGGACAGCCGAGGTCATTCCTGTAACGGCTGACTTCACCAGCGTCCTTGGCACCATCGAACATCTTGAGACAGTCCTAGTCCAGGCGTTCATGTACCAAGCCGACAGCATCATCCAAGACTACGACTTGACCGACATCGATTATGTCGCCATTGAACTGTCTGCTGGTGGAATCACCACATTCCGGCGTGCATTCCCGGTAACGGAAACAGATAGTGCCCGCCTTGTCCTGGCACGAGGGTCAGTGGCGGCAGACGGAATCATCGACCCGGCTACTCTCGACGAGAACTATGCCATTGAGGTTGATGAGAAGCAAGCAACGGTACGCATTCAGGCAGGTTCGTCTGGGAGTACGTATCGCATCTTGTTCACCGCCGCAACCAGCGAGGGGAATGTTCGACAGATTGAAAAGACTGTCGATGTCACCCCGTAGTCGCTTTCCCGGCGGAGTATGGTTGACCGAAGCATTAAAGGAGGAAACACATGAAACGAAACTTTGTTTGGGCAGTGATTCTAGCGGCGTTATTCGCCTTCTCGGCATTTGCACAAGAGGTAGTAATCGACGTCCCGCTAGTCACGACAATCCCGTTTGGATCGTTCACCTATCTCGACGAAGGCACCGGCTTCACCTTGGGCGCAAGTGGCGGGGTCCAGTTCTCGGCACGTGAGACCGCGCTTACCATTGAAGGCACCATCGCCAACATCGCAGATCCACTCAACCTCGACCTGGTGGCGGGTCTTGAAACGACCCTCGGCCTTGGAATCCCGATTGACCTGTACATGACACTGGATATGTTCTTGGATATCGCCGATCCAGTCAACCCATTATTTGGAGTAGACGGCCTGGAAGCAGGATTCCTAATAAACTTCACCGGCAAATTCGCAGTTGGGCTTGACACGGCTATCGCCGAAGCGGGTGGCGTCCTTACGTTCCCGTTTGTCAAGGTCACCGTGTTCTTTGGTTCCATTCGGTAGCGACGACGCAGCCGGCCCTCCTCCTTCGGGAGGGGGGCTTGCTTAAAGGGGGGCTAAGCAATGGCGCAAAAAGGATTGGATCTCAGCTACAAGTCGGTCTATGAAGGCGAAGACATCGCCGCAGACCCGACGAGAACAGATATAGAACGCGAAACAGTGATGTACCTGGCTGACTCAGCCAGAGAATGGGTCTTCCATGTGTTCAACGTTCCTATGATGCGGCGGATGCTTGACTGTTCCGACATTCTCATCGACCCAGAAGGTATTGAGTTGATGGATGGTGTTGTTGTCAGCATCAAAGGGCGATTGCCGGTGTCCATGTTGTCGATCAAGAAGGCACGCAAAAGCCTGTCATTTGGCGATATGGTCTCAACCGCAATCACAGACAAGGGAATCGTGCCCAAAGAAGATGGCGAGAGGGCGCAGAGACTACAAAGATACCGCGAACAGCATCAAGGCGAAACAAAGGCCGATGCTACCTGCCCCCAACAGGTACGCCGAGGTAAATCCAATGGCTAGACACCCCAGTAAAGAAACGCTGGTCAAGTTTGCCGAGATGATCTACCAAGGGATGACGGTCAAGCAAGTGATGGCCGTTGCCTCACTCAAGGAAGACTCTGTTCGCCGCTATCTTTCCTGGGCGATGGAGAAGGGATATGCCCATCCTGGCACCCACATGAAGGAAGGCTTGTTCGTCAACGAGGACGGGACACGATCGGCGGTCGCTGTTGGGAATGTTGATGACATCAACATTGAGGAATCTGCGCAAACGCTGATTGTCGAGGTTAAGTCTACCCACATCGAGACAGTGGACGAGGCGCTGGAGAGGGCAGACGTTGACTTGCAAGTGTGGGAAGTAGAGAAGTACAAGAAGAAAGCTGACCTCACCTATGGCGAAGGGAATGGCCGCAGCAAAGATCCTGGCACATTCAACGCCCCGTTGTGGCACTTCCAAGTGTGGTTGAAGCGGCGAGTCTATGACATCGATGCGTCGCTGGAACACATCGCAGAGGCATTCAAGAATGTTGCCCCGACATTCGTGCCGGCGGCCCATCCGTGGGCCAACTCAGGTGTGTTGCTAGAGATCGAGTTTCCCGATCTGCACATGGGCAAGCACTCGTGGGGCAGACAAACGGGGGCCGACTACGACCACAAGATTTGTATGCAGGGATTTGAGACAGCCACTGACGAACTGTTATCACTTGCCGCTACGATGAAGCCTGAGAGGATGCTTGTGCCAGTTGGCCACGACATCCTACATGTTGACAACATCAACGAGACAACGACACGGGGCACGGCGCAAGACGTTGATACTAGACCGCAGTTGCTATTCGACAAGACGGTGGAGATGCTGGTCTCCTTCCTAAGAAAGGCAAGGCAGATTGCCCCGATAACCGTCCAGATTGTCCCCGGCAATCACGATATGCTGACCTGTCATCACATTGGTGCGGCGCTGCAAGGCTATTTTTGGAATGACAAGCACATCGAGATTGATAACGAACCAACCTCGCGCAAGTATTATCGTTGGGGGACTGTGTTGTTGGGATTCGTGCACGGAGGCAAGGAAGACCCTCGCCTGGAGGACTTGCCCTTGTTGATGGCTGTTGAGAGGCCCGAAGATTGGGCCGAGACGACCCATCGAGAGTGGCATACCGGCCACATTCATCGCCGCAGGGCTATGCAGTGGCTGACCACCGACTCCACTCAAGGCATTCATGTTCGGACACTGCCATCATTATGTGCTGCTGATGCTTGGCACGCCCAGCATGGCTATGTCGGCCAACCGAGGGTTGCTGAGATGTACGTGTTCTCATCCGAGCACGGATATGTAGGGCATTTCTCGACAAAGCCTGTCCGAGAGGCATCTTCAACATGAGCAAAACAAATCTGCGCCCTCTTTGGGCGAAGGAAAACCTGTGCCGTCGGAGGCCGCTATGACATGGATGGAAGCACTGCTAGTAGGCGCGACATGCTTTGTGTTTGGATGGCTATGCTGTATGTGGTGGTTAATTATGGACAAGAACACACCGACGACCTAGAGTCTCACGGCTGAAAAGCCGCTTGAACCCCCCAAAAGAGAGGCCCGGCGAAGGGATCTTCCCCTAGCTGGGCCTCTCTATTTCTACTTATCTTTGCCGAACAAGGTTTTGTGGTCACGTTCGGCCTGTGCGATACCTCCGAGGATTGTGCCACTTCCTACGAGGATTAAGAACAGCCACCAATACCAAGCCATCATCCCTCCTTTTGGTAATCTATGGCCGCCTAATACCGCAACCCCCACACCACGCCGTTGTCAACGATGACATGACATAGCCCGTAGCCGGGCACTCGATAGACGTGGACGTGCTGGTACACGCCGGGGCCAACATACAGCCAGTAAGTGTTCACTGGCGTTCCATACATCCATGTGACTTCATGTGACGACATCCCAACTGTGATGTTGGGCTGATGGTCAACGTTCAGATTGACTGTGCCCCCTGTTGCGGACACCAAGAGAACTGCCAAGATTATCCCCAATACCAATAGAAAAGCGGTGCTGTTGTACATGTACATGCGTCGTTGCCTCCATTTCGTCCCTGCTCCACTCCCCCCCCCAACCGTCTCAGTCGATTTAACGGCCCTCTCAGTCGATGGATTTTCGCCCAATTTGGCTTGTTCTCTGTTCTTCTTCCGGTCAGCCACCTCCCCTGGATGCCAATTACATGACCCACAAACCCTGTCTGCATACGGCTTTCCCAGGTCAGTTTCCTGTTTCGTGCTGCACCTCAGACAATACCACGCCACTCGTTACCCCCTTATCCTCCATCACTATCTACGCGAACAAACGCATTCTCAATCCCTCTCAACTTCGCCACTCTCCTGAATCGCTTACGGAAGTTGCCGTTGCATACATGCGGTTGGCCCGGACTGGTGAATCTGTCGCGTCCGCACAACATACAGCGGTAGCGTTCATACGGCCCCGTCGGTCTCTTCGAAGGAAACTCACACATTCTCTCCTCCTTCACTTGTGAACTCCCACAGGATGAGTTGTCCATTGAACGGGAACCCGTGAGATTCACCGAACCACGCTTCCATGTCGTCGTAGGAAGCGAACCCGTCAGCCTGTGCCAGCATTTCACGTTGGTCAGCATCCAAAGGAATTCCGTGGTCTAAGACTACTACACAACCGTCAATCATGATATTACGAACTAGGAGACACTCGTTTTCGAGTAGCTTCCTGCACTCCTTCGTCCTCATCCCGGTGTAGTGGCACAATCGATCCCCAACTTGAAACGGACGCTTGCGCCTCGCCCGGATCGTCTGCACGCACTCGCCGGACTCGACCTTCTCAGCCTTCCATTGTTGGTAGTTCAGTGCCGGCATGATCCACCTCTATCATATCAAGCAGCTCTCTCGCTGCAGTATGTAACGCCCCGGCAACAGAGGCATTTATTCCACAGAATGCGTAACTCTTCTCGGTCAACACTAAGGCACACTCCTCGATCGTCTCTCTGCGGATACGGGCTTCATTAGGGCGAGTGTTCCAAGCGGCAATTGCCTCTTCCTCGGTGTCCTGCAAAATAGCAGGGCAATCATCGTCTGAACATTCACACCACATGCGCCCGATCCATCCGCTACTCACCTTCGCCTTTCCCCCGCAGAATGGGCACGGTTTCAACTCAGGCATTCTCTCCTCCTTCCCTCGCCGTCTTTAGAATGTTGTCAAGCCAGCAGTCCTGGGAATGTTCGTCCTCCAACCATCCTCCACATGCTGGGCAAGTACAGGCAAAGCCTCCGCCCCTTTTCTGAGACGAAGCAGCCCATTCAATCTCTCGCAGCTTCTCTAAGAGATCAGGCCCATGTTTAAGGGGAGCAATCTCATCTATCGGTTTAGCTGATAGGACAGCATTCGCTTCCGCTATCTGCTGCTTCATGGCGGCATCCTCATCCACCAGCATCTTGCCGCTGTCTGGGGTGGCAGAGAGTGCTGCCCTGATCCTCTCATGCGCGGCCAATGGATCGTTTGTTAGATGCGCCGAACAGAACTCTAGCGCCGCTCTCAACCCCGCGTTCGCAGCTTCCAAGGCGGCTATTTTCTCCTTCGCAGCGTCTTCCCACGCGCATCTGTCGATCAAGGTTGCTAGTTCGGCCTCTGCTTCTGTTGCCATCTCGTCGCGGAATGGAGCGTCAATAATACTTCCTTGTCTCGTATTGCGTATGCAGTCTCTGATCTTCTCACTCTTCATTGTGAACCTCCTTGATTCCAGTGATAAACTCTGGATGTTCGATGCCTTCAAGAACTGCACCGAGGAACACCTGCCACTCTGGCAGCTTGTGCTTGATGCGCTGGCCATAGATATTCGATAGGCACTTGTAGTTCAGGCAGACAATTCTTCGTTGTAGAAATCCTTCTGGCAGCAATCCTTTCACAGCGCCTAGTTGTTTTGACCGTATCCGTAGGTTGATCGTGTTGATGATCCCAAGTGGAATCGGAACGCAGAAGTCGTCCTGAGTAACCGGACGCGCCAGCAGCGTGTGCATCGTTGACGCAGACTGGACACTGATTCCAACACGGTACGTGCTGAGTTGTTGGTAAAAGTATCGCGGTGCTGTCACATCAAGCCAGACAACAATGCTTTCAAGAAACTTCGTATGGCTTCCGCCTTTCCCAATCAACTTCCTGGCGACATCCTCCATGTTCTCAACCGGCTGGCTGTAGCTTAGAGACAGGCCAAGCATTGCTTCGTCATAGCCGGCCTCATTCAGGACTGATACTTTCATGCGACCACTCCTCGAACACCTTCCCCCCAGCGACCGTCACAATTCTCTTGAACTCTTCCGGCGAACACCCCGCCTGGATGCTTTCCCCCTCTCTGTCTGCCAGCAGCCATGCAATCTTGCCGTTGTTCATATCGCGCACACACCACGGTGAATTCACATGGAAGTCACACGGTTGGCTGAACGGACCTTCCCACGCCATGCGCATCAGTGCCCACTTCGGCGTGCCATCGGCGTTCCAATCACGCAGACAAGAAACACACTCACACAGTTTACCTGGTTCAGCTTTCAATCGCCCCGTATCGAACAAATTCTCCGGCTTGTTGTGCCAGCAGGGTTCGTCGGGGTCTCCGGCGTTGTGTTCATAGGGGGCTTTGCCCCACCCATCTCCCCATTGCGTATCCAATCCCTGGGTAGTGAACCATGCCCAGGGACCGTCTACGTAACACAGCCTCCACTTACTCTCATATCTCATTGATACCCCCTCATACACCGCTTGGCAATCTGTGTTGCCCGACGTCCCTTAATCCCCCACTTGCCGGTAAGAACAGCGCGGATTTCCTCAAGCGTTCTCCCCGCCGCCGCCATCCGGTAACAGACCCGCCACGGCAACATGCTTTCATCGCTGAACTCGTAGTCATCCCACGGGTTAGGAGGGACGCTGCGATCTCCTCGGCGCAGCGCCGCCCGTCGGCCACGAAAGCTACGGAGATACCGATACGGCAACTTGCGAATGGTCTTCCCCATCGCCCCTCCCCGATCATTCCTTGCTTCCTAATGCTTGGGGTGGATCAAATTATCCGGCCAGTCCTTAGACACATCCGGCAGAGAGTTTGCTTCGCAGAATTCCTTTACCCTCTCCGCCACCGGGGCAGCATCATGGTGTGCGCCTATGGTAATTTCTTCTTCTCTTCCTGTTAGCCATGCAGCAAATCCATACACGGCTTCACTTGAATTCAATTTCTTTCCCATATCAATCCTCCTTGTCCTCTCTTTTATTTGCAATCTCCCACAACAGCCGTAGCCACTCAGCCCTGTCGATGTCGGCACCCAGCGGATGTGCCCTGCCCCCTAGCTGGCGAGATCTGGCATCTTTCTTAAACTCTTTTTCCAGTTCGGACTCAATCAATTCCTGTATGCCCTCTGGTACAGACTCCCAGTTTTCGATAAGCCATCGCGTCGTTTTCTCAACCTGATAGGTCGAACGCCCAAGCGCATGTCTGAACGAGTTAAGAATCATCCAATCGGGTATCGTATTCATCACACCTCCGCATCGCAGTAGGGACACCAGTGCATCGGCAAGAACCCACGGCTAGTCCACCAGCCCACCACAAGCGGCCCTGATTCATCGCCGCCAGATACCGGCGTCCACTCCAATGCCCGGGTTATCATTGCGTTCCAAAGAGACGTGCAGCAAATATACTTCATTCCGCCTCCATTGCCAAGATGAAGGCCGTCGTAATGGCTCTAGGCAACTGGCCAAGATCATATATGTGTGAATACTTCCACTCAAATACGCCAGTCTCATCCCTAACCATACAGACTCGCACACACTTCATATTTTTGGTAGACGTATAAAACTCAAGCGCTTTTTCAGCGGGGATCTCGCACCACAACCCCCACGCCGCCGCGATGTCGTTGAGGAAATCGGGGAGATCGCCCCTGCGCATTTCTGGGCAGTCGTCAACAAGGCCGCCTTCTCTTAAATGAATGCAATCATAGACGTCTTCGTCTCCGTACAAGCAGATGGTCGGCGGACAGAACGAATCTTCACAACATAGATATGGCCTTTCCGCCCCCAGCAACTCAGCCGCCTTGACTCGCAACTGTTCGTCAGTCATCTCCATCACTTGTTCGCGTTTCATTTCGCCTCCGGCTGTTGCTTCCCTTCACTACAAGCAATATGTGGCTGCTTATCGCCTGATTCCTCACCTAATGCGCAACTAATGACACTTTGTTGTTTAGGCGTCGGGTTCTTCATGAAGTGATCGCAGCTTCCATCCTTGTATGCACCATCAAAGTACGACTGCCACTGTGGTGTCGGTATGGCGGTGTACCGATAGCATTGGTATCTAATCGGACACAGAGGCTTGAATCTTCCTCCCGGTATTCCGAGGCACATCGTGATGTCAGGCATCTGTGCCCCCTGAAACCTGCCTGGCAAACCCCTCCTGCCTCCGCGCCTCCCCGCGCAGGTGTTCTGCCAGCCCAAGATGCGCGGCCTTGTGAGATGCGTATACGTCCATGATTTGGTCACAGTCGCGACAAATCATTCTCACAAAAGAGTCGCGCCCACGATGAAGGTAAGCATGATAATGGAGACAGTCCAATTTCCTGTTTACCTTTTCCTCTAGCCTATCCACTCTCTGCCAAAGACTCACTTTGCGCCTCCTTCTGTCTCTCTCCCTCAACCATCGCTTTAATCTGCCGTAGAATCTCCTTGTGATAATCGGACTGATAAGCAAACTTCTTCTGGCACTGTCCACAGAACCATACCTCGCCAATAGGTCTGGCCTTGCTGTGCATCCTGTAGATGTGCTTGGATGAGGGTGCCTGACAGTCCGGGCATCGCGGTTCGTCTCTATCCTTCGGCGCACTTTCTTCCATTGTCCCCTCCTAGAGTTCCAGTGAAATCTTCTCTCTTGCCTTAACGCCGTCCAGCCGTGCAGCAAGTGCCGTTCTGTCGTTCCACCGCGTCTCGTAGTCATCATCGGCTGGTGCGTACTGGCCTTTGAGTTCTTCGCCTGTTCGAGGGCACACATGAGGTTCTTCCATACACTGGAAGTACGTCACTTCCTCAACCAGCACAATCTCGGCCAGCTTCTGCTTCGTCTTAGCATTCCAGATAGGCCGCTGGTATGCCAGGCAACGAGATCCATAGCGATGCTTGCACCGCTTGTTCTCCTCGCACGGCTTCTTCTGCTTCTTCTTCGCCACTATTCCGCCTTATCATCTCTGTGCTATGTGCCAACCGCTGCCTCACTTGGCCGGGTGTCATCCCGACAATGCCGGCAACCTCCAACTGTGTCCTCTTCACGCCGTCATTCAGCCCGTGACTGAGGGCATAGACTTGGTAGTCAATCCCCATTGGCAGTATGTCTCTGGCTGTCTCTCTGGCTGTCTCGACTGCGGCATGAGTCGCCTCAGTCTCCTCATCTGTCATTGGTTCGTCAGGCAGATTCGCCGCAACCAGTTCGTGGTGCCTGTTCTCGCGCCTGAGTAGCCTACGCAGGTGATTACGAATGGACGCCGCCGCGAACGACCCAAACTCCCCCCGGTTAGGGTCGAATCTCTTGGCGATTACCATCATTTTCATTGCCCCCTCTTGCACGAGATCCTCGAATGGTATGTCGCACCTAAACGTACCGGCGATGGTTATAATCAGCCGATAGTTGCCGACGATTAACTCCTCAAGCGCAGCCTCATCCCCGCTTCTATAGCGGATGACACATGCCTGACTCTCTTTTGCTGTCATCGGGCGGCGTCTAGCGCCAATGGAGTACATCGCGGCCTTGGTGTTCATTCGTCAGAGGCATCCTTTGTCTTTGCAGCCCGAATCGCATAAGCAACCTGAAGGCAACCGTGTGATTTACTTGCAAGGGAGTCTGCGTTCTCTGGGTCGTAGAGAGGACTGGCTTTCTCCCGTGCCTCGAACGATGACATTGCGAACATGGACGCCTTGTCTTCACAGATTTTCGCCGCCTCTTCTAGCACATCGTTTCGATTCATTTCTCCTCCCTCTTCTATTTTGCTTCATTTCCTCAAGAGAATCTGATCTCGTGTCGTTTTCGGAAGAAAGTGTGCCAAGATGTCTATCCCAAGCCCCATAACTTCCACCCCAAGATCGCGCCGTTGAAAGGCGTATGAGTCTTTTGGGAAGGCACACATCTCGTTAATGAGAACGGCTTGATCATGCACCATTCTCGCTATCTTCTTCTCTATCGCGTGATAGAATTTATTCATCCCCCCCCTCTTCCAGCAGGGCCAGTGCGGCGTCCATCGCAAAAGCAGATTGCCCGATATGTGTATCGCCAACAATGTTGATCTTTAGCATGTCGCAATCCGGCAAGTAGCTCCGCGCATTTTGAACAAGCTCCCTCACCGGCTCCAGCTTCGCGGCGATGAGGGATTCTACATGCTCCATTACGTTGAATCCTTCGCTGTTGTGTCTATCGTCGATGAATGGATTGATCTCTTCGATAATCTCTCGCGCTAATTTCATCATTCCTCCTCAGACAGCAGGTCTAGTACCTCGCGCAATGCCTTGTCTGTCTTATTCGTCAGCATCGTGCCAGACCATTCCTCTTTGCTGTCATCAAGCACGAACTGGATGGCTTCCTTCATTGGCTTCAGCTTCGCGGCAATGATGTGTTCTACTGCGCACAATTCCTCGCTAGTCATCAGCACTTCTTTGTATATATCGTCAGCAATCTGTTTCGCTAGTTTCATCGTCCTCCTCCCTTCATACTGCCGAATCAACATCCCTCTTGGCACAGCCTTCTGAAATCAGCAGTCGTGTCGCATTGGCCATCGTCCCGTTAATATCCAAAGCAACCTGTCTCACTTTCCTCATCATGTACCCCGACATCGGTACTGCCACCGGAGGAACACCTAGCGACAATACGCCGTAGGTGTCCTCCAGGGCGTTGGCTGCCTTTGCGCGGCACTTCTTGTCACAGAAGATTTTGTCAGTGCGAAACTGAATCTTTTCCAAACACACCGGGCAGAACTCGCCGGGGGCCAACACTTGCAGCACGTCCAACATGCGATAGTAGCACGTCCCATCCTTCTCTTCCATGGGGATGTACATGCCGGCCAGTTTCTCTCCAACTGTACCTGTCCCCAAGCCAAGCAGCGCAGCAATCTCACTCTTACTCAACCAGGGAACCAGGCGGCGGGTTATCATCTAGCGGTCAACTCCTCACAAGTCTCACTCGGTCCAAGGTCGTGGGCCAGCTTCTTCTTCACCGCACAGTACCAGATTCCTTCCGCTGCCCCGCTGCCAAGAATCACGCCCTGCCTGTACAGCGTCATCGTAGTATCTGCATCTGTTCTTTGACAGTGCTTACAGGTGTACGGGCACGTAGCCGGCGTATTCCTCTCCCCATCAGGGAAGCCCATCAGAATGTCTTCTTTGAACTGGCTGGCACTGTAGTTTCTGTTGGACAGCCGCCGTTCTTCCCCTTGGTTCAGTGCTTCAATCGGGTCGAAGAACGACTTGGAACGATAAGCGGCGTAGAAGAATTCAGGGGTAAGAAATGTCCATGTCTGTTCTTCTGGCACTTTAGAAAAGATACTTACATATACAGCATGACGTAACCGGGCTGTTGGATAAGAGATGCCAAGCAGCTTAGCAGTATCCTCCATGCCCACCCGCTTACTCGATGTGCCGTTCACCAACTCTCTGCGTGCCGACAGGATGTGAATAATCTGGCACTGGGTAGCGAACAACAGGCTGCCTGTTGTCTCGGCAATGTGATACTTCTCTACCAATGCCCGGTCGTCCCACATCGACATCTCTTTCCTCTGTTGGTTCAGCCAACCGCTAAACGACTGTGCGATGTTCAGCGTGTCGCCAAGCAGTTCAGACTTCTTGAACCGGCCATAAGGAACACGCTTAATCCATTCCCCATCAACCATCTTCTCGTACCACAGCTTGAGGTCTTCGGTGTCCCGGTAGAAGCGAAGCACTCCCTTGCCGTGAATCTGGTTGTGGCAGATGTTGCAGATGAGTGCTTGGTTGGTGTCAACGTCCCGCAACCCGGACCCGCCAGACCCTCGGTTCTCGATGTGATGCTTGTTGGCTGCGTACACGGTGAACTCAGACCCGCAGATGTAGCAGGTGTCGCGGTCAAGCTGTTCGACGACTTCGGCGAATGGAATCTGGTTAAGGGTCGCCGACAGTTGTGCACCAAGTGCCGAGTATTCTACGCTGAGGACATTGGCTTGAATCATTACGTCGTTACCCATCTGGACTCCTATTTTGTTGATGACATCAACAATTTCCCCTCTGCCTCGGTAAGCACATTGAGGTCTTCCAGCCACACCAGCGCCCGGCTGTTCTCAACATCACAGAAGAACGGATTGAGATTGCCTAGCCGATACGGCGACTTGACATCCTTGGAGTCAATCATCCGAAACTCAATCCACGGGAACCTGGCACGGAACAAGGCCACTCCCCTGGCTACGTTGGGGCGGCGAAATCCCTTAATCTCAAGTGCCACCCAGTGATTGGTTTTCTTGTCGATGTAAGTGAAGTCGGGGACATACCGAACAGCCCCTTTGTCAGAGTGACCTGTCCTGAAGCTGACATCCTCGTACAGTAGATGGGCGATGCGTCCGGCATCTTCAGCAATCCGCAGCCAGACGTATGCCCATTTCTCCGCCTTGTTCTTCACAAGCACTGGGTCTGTGTCCAGTGATAGTGCCATTGCTTCGTCGTCCATCTTCACTCCTCTTGGTGGTGCGGCTGGTCAGCCACTCGCTTCCCACCCCGTCTTACTGGTCTACGTCCAGTACCGCTTTGGACTTCCATCGGTTATTACGGGCCTAAGCCTTGTCCGCTGTGCCGCACCTTTAGATGACTGACAGTTCCAACTATCCTGTCGGTAGAGTTTTTGCGGTCTGCCGTGGTTGCCCACAAGATCACTCCTGAGAGATCACCCTTGGAGGCTCAACCGCAATCATGTTTTACGCACTGGGATACGCCCAGAAGGTTTCTCCGGCAAACAATGGAGTCGCCCCTTATACGCTCGCAAAACACTCTCTGCGTGACGCGAACACGCCGCAGTCATCCATAGCCATAGCCTCCCCTATATGTTGCTTCACTGAGAGTATAAACATCTTTGCCAATATATCAAGGTTGCCATCTCACTTTTGGAAAGAGGAAAACGACGGCCTCTGTTTGGCTTCTTCATCTGCCGGCATATAGATAGAATCATGAAACAGGAACTGCGGTTTGTCCCATTCCAGATAGGCAATGCCGGTGTCTCCGCTGCGGTTCTTCGAGACGATAATCTGATGTGACCCCTGTATTCCAAACTTGATGGGGTCATACGAGAACATCACTACGTCAGCGTCCTGTTCAATAGACCCACTATCGCGCAAGTCAGCCAGTGAGGGTTTCTTGTCAGTTCGTCTCTCGATGTCGCGGTTAAGCTGGCACAGGATGACGATTGGGACGTTGAATCTCCGGCGCATCCGCACCAATCTTGCCATCACTGACGAGAGTTCACGGTCACGGTTTGTGTCCTTGCCCTCCTTGTTGCCGAGGAGTTGGAGGTAGTCGATGTACACAATGTCAGCCTTGTGCCTCATCACCAACTCGAAGATAGCGGCATCAACGGTTTGGATGGTGTAGTGGGACCGTTCGTCAATCAGCACTGCCTTCTGCTGCACAATACCCATTGCCCGTGTCACTTTCTGGCAATACTCAGTCGGTGTCATGTTCCTAGGAACTGACTTCCAGTGATGGTGCAACTCACGACACACTAATCGTTCCAAGATTGGCGCACCCTTCATCTCGATGGAGATTATACCAGGCCGCACCTTGCGCCCGTGTACGGGATGAAGCATGTCAGCCTGACGATAGGCCATGTCTACTCCGAAAGAAGTTTTCCCCATCCCAGGACGACCGGCCAATATGTACAACCCTGGTTCAAACCCGCCGATTATCTTGTCCAGATTCTTGAACCCCGACGAGATTCCTTGCTGCCCCGACATGATAACCCGTGCCATGTGTGTGATGGCTTCTTGGGCATAGCCTGACAGTGGCTTGATGCCCTCTTGTGTGCTATCCGCAAACACCAACCCAATGTCGTCGGCCATCGCTTGCAGGCTGTCTAGTCCCTTCCCAACGTCGTAAGCCGCGTCAGCTAAGTGTAGCCCCCGGTTGATGACTTCTCTGCGAATGCCATTCTGCCGCACGATGTCGGCGAAGTGCCCCAGGCTGGCGGTTGTCGTCGTCCGGTCAAGCAACTCGTTGAGGTACATGCGACCGCCGGCACGTTCCATCTGCCCGATGTCCTCCAGCCTGTTGGCAAGAATGACGGTATCGCACGGGCGGCCTTGGACGAACAGGTCAGACATCGCAGAGAAGATGGCCCGATGACGACGGTCGTAGAAGTTGTCGGCGACCAGTCTCTCGATGAGAACCGGCATCACTATGTCCGGTTCAAGCATCGCTGCGCCCAACACAACTTGTTCAGCTTCGATGTTCTTCGGAAGTTCTCTCATCTCCTGCCTATCAAACATTCAATTCCACCCCCATTTCTTTCGCAGTGCGCAAGATGTCCTCGAACGTGATGTCCCCCGGCTTGTCCCAGTTGTTCATTGCCTGCTGATGTGCCTGTTCGTACCGAGTCGATGTTGCCTCCGATGCCCGGATACGAATCACGGTCAGGAAGTAAGCTAGAGATGCTGGCGTACCTGTTGGGGACGGGTACGAATCGAAGCTAAGTGCCGCGTCCATCCAGGCGGGGTACTCAAACTTGTATTCCTTCATTCCCTTGCTGTACACCCGTTGGAGAAGCCTGTAGAACGATGTGTACCCATCCTTGAAGTTCGCCAACAGGTTGTCAAACCCCGGCATCGTCGCAATCGCACACGAAATGGCCTGTACATACGAACATCCATCTGGCGGTGTCGTTGGATGAATATGATGGTGCCCCAAGATGTCAGCACGAGACCAACCCTTCAACGAACGTGGCCCGTATGGCTTGTCGTAGTGTTTTTCTGGATTTGGATAGTCGTCGCTGCGCTTTGAAGAAGTAACTGCGTCAGCAGTTGCTTCTGAAAAGCTTTCTTCAGTACTTTTCTTTAAGAGAAGTTCTTTCTTTAGTACTTGTGTCGTATTTTCCGACACCAGTGGTGTCGTATTTTCCGACACCAGTGGCTGGATTGGTGTCTGATTTTCAGGGTATGCTTTGGCATCAAGATTGTGTAGAGAGATGCGATAGAACAGCGGCCTATGTAGCTGGCCCACTTCGCGGCGTTTGTTCGGTGAGTCTAGGCTATTCCATTCCTCATCGAAGGCTTGGACGATACCAAGCTCATCAATCAGTGTGGACATAGCTTTTGTGATGGTATCCCGCTGAACACCCGCCATTGCCTCAAGCTCACGCTGGGAGATGTTGTCAAGCTCCTTCCGTCTTCCTGTCGCCGGATCTTCAATCCATCCAAGAGTATTCCTGACAATGCAAAGAAGAATCTTGAACTCGCCGCCCTTTAACCGCGACATCCAGTAATCGAAGATGCAATTTGGGGTCTGTGTTGTGTTAGGCAGCATCTTGTCCTCCCTGTGCGTCGTTGCGTGTCATTAGTTATCTCCCTTCCTGAATTGGCTAGTCGAAAAGGTCAATCCCCTCTTCGCACGCCATTTGCTGGAGTAATCGTCTGGCATCCTGCGCATCCCCGTCATGGTGTTTGAGTTGTTGGTCTAAGTGTTGCAGGATGCCTCTCCAGCGGGTGCCGTTGAGTGCATTCTGTAAGGCTTCTTGTTCTTCTGGCAAGTCGAACTCAAGGATTGCTTTCATTTCTATCCTCCTCTACAACTGTAGACAAACTGTCTACGGTTCGCTGCTTGTTCATCCCACAATCTCGAAAGAATAGGTCTTGTGCCTGATTCTGGACGATGGGCCGAGGTGGACATAGAGAAAGCTGGAAGACACACCAAGCACCTTCGCTACGTCCTTGCGCATCGTGCCGGAACGTTCCATCGTAGACGCCCTTGCCAGCAACCTGGCCATTGCTTCTGGATTTAATTGCCGTCTGCCGCCGTGCAGTGACGGCCATTTCATTGCCTCTTTCATGTGTCGTTGCCTCCTTGTGGCGTTATTCTATGGGCACCTCTCCTCTCGCTTTGGTGAGAGCCTCTTCGGCTGCCTCGCGAATGCACGGCGAGTGCATCTCTAGCCATTCCATAACTCCACGGTTATCACATAGCTGCTGTAGCGCCGCGTACATCTCGGGCGCGGCGGCGATGAGATTGGTATTGGCTTCACATTCTTCCTCAGTAATGCCTCCTATGTTTTCTGCATCGTATACGCTACAAACTGTTCCACGATAGACATCTTCGATCCTTGCCACGTCCCAGAAGAGTAGTTCTTCTTTTGATCCCATCGCGGCACGCTTGCCCCACGGTCCAGCAGTAAATTCATTTCTATGAAGCATATCGGCCTCCTTTTTGTATATGACATCAACAAAACCGGTCGCCGGGAAAGGTCGGTGAGAAAAACCCAGACACGACCGGCTTGTTGATTATTCCCCCCGGAGTAGGCTAGAACGGAACTTCTTCGTATGGCGCTTCTTCCTCTGGTATGGGTGCAGCGGCTGCCTTGGGCAGGATGGACGGGTTGACAAGCCGCGCCATCTTCTCGTGGACGGTCTTAATCCCCTCATCCACCTTGTCCGCGTAGCCAATCCACTTGGCAGTAAGCCGTTGGTCGTTGACCACCTGTGAGATTTCCAACTCCATGCGTGGCCCTCCGCCTGCCTTCCACCCGTCGCCGGCTGCCTTAGCCGGCTTGTATCGGTAGCGCGTCTCGCCGTTGCGGTCAATCGACTTCTCGTAATTGATTGGCCCAGGGAGTGGCCCCATCTTCAGCGGACACTCAGCATTGGGTTCGCCCCAGGTTGTCACCTCCAAGGGCATGATGTGGTCGGTACCGGGAACGCTGATGTCAACGAGATAACTGCCGTTCGTCTTACCGTTCCACTCCCACGAATCTTGCTTCCTGATCTGGACAACTTGTCCAGATTGCAGCGTCTTCAGTTCTTTGTCTGACATAGATGCCTCCTTGTACTGTAGATTCTAGCGCCACCCGCGCTTCGGGGCAACCCACTCACTGAATGGTTCGACAATGCCAAGGCGCAGCTTGCGAAACCGTTGCCTGATGTTCAGGCGGCCACGGTTTGTAGCCGCCTCCAGCCGTCGCACCAGTCTGAGTATCTTCTTGGTGTAGTCTTTCTTCAGTTCCCGTCGTGTTTCAAACATGGCAATCATGGCAAGAATCGCTTCATCGTCGTGTCGTCGTGTGACCAGCAGGAAATCGAAGTAGTCAAGAAGATGCCCATCAGCGTCAATTGTTACCTTGTCCCCCCGTGCCCACAGCGGCAGCCCTTTGCTTAGGGTCTCTTGTGGGTTCCCTTTGTGTCTGATTGTGTGTTTAGCAGGCATGATATCCCCTTTCGTAGTAGGTTCATGAACACGTCAAAGAGAAATATCAACACCAGGAGTCCGAGAAGTCCTGACGCTAGGCCGAGTAAGTTGGTCACTGTCTGCTACCCCCTTGAGTAGGTTTTCTGCTGAGATGATTCTGCTTTGCAGCGTTTCGGTCATGTCGATTACGTCGAATGGATGACTGGGTTGTGCTTGACGCAGGAGAAGCAAGGCGATTAGCCGGTGCTTGCACCACCCCTGGTGTTTTGCCTTGCGGGTCTCGAAGTCCATACAATCGCAAGGGCCGATGACGCCGCCGGTTATGGTAATCCGATGGTCGTTGACGGCCAGCGTGTTGTGGTCTTCCCAGTTGACGGTCATTTCATTCTTCCTCCTTTGTATAGCGCGGGTTCATGATTCGCCTTGCGCTTTGGCGAGAGCAGCGCACAGCTTTAGCCATCCCTCGGTATTGGCAGCCTCGCTGCTTTCCAGCGTTCCGTCTTCAAGGAGTGCTGTAATCTCGCTGTGTATGGTCTCCAGCGCCTCGTACATCTCCGGCGCAGCGGCGATGAGATTGGCTCTGCGTTCTTGCGTCCGCTCGTTATTCAGGTCTGCGTGCCAAGCCTTCAGGTCTTCAATCTCGTCAATGTCAGCGGGAGTCATCCCCTGTCGCACCTCTTCCCCTAAACGCCTAATTGCATTTTCCAACAGTGTCAGCTTCCTTGCATTATTCATGAATCCTCCTTCACACCGTTACATTCGCGTTCTGAAATCATCGCGTCTGCCAATCCATGCGCTTGTCTGGCCATGTCTCCATTCGGCATACGAGGGATAGAGATAATCAGCCCCATCAATGCCATCCCGGCGTACCAATCGTGTAGACTCATCCCTTCCGCGTGCTCGCTATGACGGTCATTCCCTGATCCGACTGCTACATCTGTTGGAAACACCGGTCCTCCGGTTCGATCGTCTTTCATAATTCCTCCTTTCATGATTCATCCCCTGTCTCTCTCTTCAATCATTGCGTCTGCGTAATTGTATACCGTCCTAGCCAGTGTCCACTCTGGCCAGCGCGGAGGATCGCCTCGATATTCCATCTCATCGGCAAGGTTCACGCACGCGAATTCTGTGGACAGACATGCCAGCAACCCCTGTAGCGCCTGCCCAGCAAACCAATCGCGCAGAGACATTCCTGGAAATGATTCCCTGACCACCTGCGCCCCAGTGCTGTCTCTGTCATACCATTGATTCGGGAA